ATTAATTATGAAAACTATTGATGAACACAATAAACAAACATATAAAGAATTACAAGCGGAACATGGAGCAGACGTTCTGTGTAATGATTGTAAAGTGGAAATGTTTTATCCACAACCATATGTATTGTTGACTAGTATACCACCAAAAAAGACTGTGGAATGTCCTGAGTGCCACAGAATTGACTATAAAATAATGTAATGGATATGCCTGAAGTAGATAGAGCCTCAACATATTTGCCTTATGAAATGGATTGCGAGTATGTAATGTGGGATTGCGACAATGTTTCGGTAGATACCGATTGGGAAGAGGAAGATGAATAGTATTATCAATTATGTTTCTGCCAAACGCAGATTAAAAGAATCACATAAAACTATTGTTGCGTTAGGTGGTGAGCATGAATGTCCTCCTCAAATTGTGGCACAAAACGATATGATAAGATTCGAAATGGAATATTACCGTGAAGAAATGGTAAAGTTTGGTTGGTACTGCTTGTGTTTTATCGTTTTATGTGTTATACTATATACTGTCTACACTATGGAGTTATTGAATTGAAAACAAACAAAGATTTTAAATTGTCCAAATCAAGCAAACGAGCTCTTGCTTTATTGGATGGCGCAAAGCACAATCATTGGAGAAAAATGTTGATTGATGCAGAAGCAAGCGAATCAAGAGCAAAATTAGCGAAGTATAAAGAAGTTAAATCTGAAAAAGGGGAATAGAATGTTATTGGTTGAAGTTACGTCAGTTGAAAAAAACTGCAAAGTATTAGTTAATATGGATTTAGTATTAGAGATTGCTCCGTTAATGGAAGGTGGTGCTGCATTATTCTTCTCTGATTCAGCTGCAACAGGTGGCAAGACATCTTATAAAGTAAAAGATTCTTATTCACAATTTCAGCAATTTGCTATGCAAACAGTATCATCTGAAGATATTGCAAAGAAAGTTAAATCACTTAAATCAACAAATGTAGAGATTCCAAAACTATGAGTAAGTATACATTCATTAAACAACCCGAAGATGATAATTGGTTAGAAGAAGGGGACAGTAAACTCACCTTTGAATTTAATGCTGTTTCTTTAGACCGTCTGTTAGAAGAATTTGAATTGTTTCTTAAAGGTTCAGGATTTGTATTTGATGGTCGTCTAGACATCATTCAAGACGAAGATTTCTTTGAAGATTTATCTAATGATGATTTAGATGATTTAGACCAATGGTTTGGTAGTGCAAAAGAAAAAGCTAAGAAATTAGATGCAAATGCGGCATGGCCATTTCCAACTGAACCTATAAAAGAAGAAGTTGTGGAATCTCCACAAACTGACGATGAATAAATAAGAGTATAGTTCAATAAACTCTTAGGAATTCAAATGTTCATACTGGTAATAGACCCTTCAGGTCTTAATCTCGACTGGTGCCTCCGATGTCTAGCCTTTGGTCATACTGTAAAATGGTATACCAAAGGTTCTCGTTCTTCCCATATTGGTCAAGGTTTAGTAGATAAAGTCACCAATTGGAAAAAATATATGGATGTTGCTGATTTAATTTACTCAGCAGACAACCTTGAGCATATGGATGAGATTGATTCTTATATTAAAAAAGGTTATCCTGTATTCGGACCTGGCAAGCGTTCAGCCAAATTAGAATTGGATAGAATGTATGGTCAAAATGTGATTAAAGCATTTAAAGGACCAATTATACCTTCTACCGAATTTAAAAATTACGATGCAGCTATTAAATTTGTTAAAGATAATCCAAAGCGTTATGTCTGCAAACCATGTGGTGAAGAAGAAGATAAAACACTTTCATATGTAGCAAAAGACGAAGCCGACCTTATCGGATTCTTAACCAAGCGTAAGAATTCAGGTAAAAATGGCGCCCCGTATTTCATATTACAAGAATTTAGAGCTGGTACAGAAATTGCTGTAACTGGTATCTTTGGTCCTGCCGGTTGGATGGACTTTTGGGCAGAAGGTTTTGAGTTTAAGAAACAAATGAATGGTGACTTAGGCGTAAACACAGGTGAAATGGGAACAGTTATTCGTTACACTAAACAATCCAAGTTAGCAGACATACTGATGAAACCAATGGAAAAGACTCTAAAAGAGATTGGTTACGTTGGTATGTTAGACATGAATGTTATCGTAGATGAGAAAGACGGAACGCCATGGCCAATGGAATGGACTGCGAGACCTGGTTATCCTATGTGGAATATCATGCAACCTTGTATGATAAATGAGGATCCTGCTGAGTGGATGTTAGATTGTGTCAAAGGTAAGAATACATTAGAAGTGGAATACAAAACAACAGTAGGTGTGGTCATTGCAAATGCTGATTTTCCATTCAACAAGCGTGACGAAGAAGATTACTTAGATTTTCCTGTATTGACAGATGACATTGACTATAAGAATTTACACCCGTGTGAGATGAAACTCTCAAGCACCATGAAGATGATTGATGGAGAACTATGTGAAAACATTCCCGAATTAGGTACTGCTGGTTCTTATATCATTGTTCTCACCGGTACTGGTGATACTATTAGTGAAGCTAAAGACAAAGCATATGCCAATGTCAAAAAAGTAAAAGTTGGTAATGATCCACAGTACCGGACGGATATTGGCCAGCGTTGCGAAACAGCACTAAAAAAACTCAAAAAACACGGTTATTGCATGGATTGGAAGTATTAATCTATTCTTTTACAAGAATGTCCTCGGTGTTTTTTAGTTTTACCTTGTGAAACCTTTTTCATACATCCGTAATCTAAATTATTGTTATCGCAAAATATTCTTAAATTTTTTATTTGTATTGTTTCGTTTTGTGGAGTAAATATTAACCAATTCTTACTATTTTGTTTACTGAAATGACCGGACATTTTTTTCTTAAATTCATCATTTTTCCATCTTATTTTGTTAAAATGTGAAGTTCTTTTGCCATTTTCTTTTTTCCATTTTTCGGTATGTTTATAACCAATAGTTGTATCTCCACCATCAGTTAAATTTCGTAAGATTCCGGTGTTATTATCTTTACGGCCATACCATCTAATTAATCTTCTTTCTAATGATAAAGCACCAATTTCGGTAAGATTTTTTTCTATTATGATTATTCTATTTTTATAAGCTGGTATATGATAGGTGTGGTGTTTAGACCATGCTCTATCACCTTTACCTTTACCAATGTAATAAGGTGTGCCATCTTCTCGGAGATAAGCATAAACATAATATACCAATGATGGTTGATAAATATTGCTTGACATGAGCTGTGTTTCCTGTTAAAATATGAACATAGAGTAGGTGGGTATGTCCAGTACCGTGACCTACACCTATTTATAACAAAATTTTAATAAGTGAGAATCAAAATTAGAACATATTTTCCAGATTTTTATTTGGTAAACTTTGACTTGGTGGTTGAAATAAAGCCAATTTCAATGTATAATTATGGAGATAATCTAACGAAATTTCTTGAAGCTAAGAAAAAATATAGATTTGAAGTTCTTACAGAAGAAGAACACATTTTAAATAAAGAAAATTGGAATTTATTATATGAACATCTTTGCCTTATCTGAAAACGTTAAAGAAATTGCTAGGTGGCAAGTAGATAAACATTGTGTAAAAATGCCTCTTGAAAGTGCAATGATGTTATCTACAGCTCATCGTTACCTTGATGGTACTGAAACAATCGTCAAATCAAAAACAAATCGTAATGTAAAAAAATATATACTCAATGATGAACGAGAAAGTGTATTATACGGGGTATCACATTTGAACCATCCATGTAGTGTATGGACATACAAAACATCAGAAAACTATAAATGGCATTATAATTTATTATTAGAAATGTTAAAAGAATACACATATCGTTATGGTAAAAATCATGCTTGTGAAAAATTATTACCTTATTTAAAAAATTTACCTAATAATATAAAAATATCCAATAGAACGCCTTTTGCAACTGCTATGCCTGATGAATGTAAAATACCAGGTGATTCTATTGCTTCTTATCGTAATTACTACTGGATGAACAAGCAACATTTGGCAAGATGGGAAGGTAAGATAAATAACAGAGAATCACCAATGTGGTGGCGTGAAAAAGCCTTAGATTCACTCATGGAATTTTCAGAAGAAATTGGAGCATATTAGTGCCAACTTATACATTTAAAGACAAAGATTCAGGTGAAATATTTGAAAAGAAAATGTCATATACCGTTCTGGATTTATTCAAACGGGATAACCCAAATTTAGAATTACAAATTTTTGCTGAGAATTTACCAAAGTTTTCTGATGCTGGTCGTATGTCTGTACCAGGAACTGCAACTGCGGATAAAGCATTTGAACAAGGTGTCATTCAACGCATGAAAGATACAATACCTGGCAATACATTACACAAGTCACATAAAACAAAAATGCCAAGAGAGTGGTAACAAATTAAACAACCTTAAAGGAGCATTATGTCAATTAAAAGAGAAATGTCAAAAAAACAAAGACTCTATTATGAACATAACAATAAGGAAAAAGTATTACAAGAATTACAAGATAAAGCAAAAGAAACAAGAAATTACGAAGAAGTGATATTAGCATCACCATTTGACCCACACAGAAACTCATTTTATAACTGATATAAATACATAATAACATTCAGAGAGAAGAATAATGGCGTTACAACAAATTACAAATAATGATATATTAGCAAATACCATCACTGGTTTACAAGTTGCTAATAATGCCATTGGTACTAATCAGTTATCTGCTAACCTTACATTAAGTGGTACAACAACAGCAAACACCTTAGTTAGTAATAAGATAACGGATACTTTAGGTAATTCATTTGC